ATAACAACGTTTATCATCAGTAACTTTGACTAAATTAATAGAACCTTTCAACACCTTATACATATCATGTTCTTTAGTATAAAGTTTAACACCCATATGATGCAACATTTGAATATTTTCAACTTCTTTATTGAAGAATGACGTATCAATCCATAGTAATCTTGAAGGATTATAAGGCATTGTTCTAAATACGAAATTTAATGCCCAAGTTTCAATAGCCTTATTTTCATTTAGTTTAGACCATAGACCTAAATCTATTCCTTCTTGAACCGAAGTTCCTGCGCCTATAATAACACACTTCTTTAACATCTTTCCGTCCATCTTCCTTTACCATTACATTCTTTACAATCTTCTCGTTTTGCTTCTTCATTTTTATCAATCCAATAAAGATAGCCTTCTCCATTACAATAATCACAAATATAAGTAGTCTCATAATAAGACATTGATTCATTTCCTTGAACACGTACAAATGTAGTGTGTTTACTCATGATTATAATTTAATAACCTTTATTGAATTGGGTATATTATTACAGCGATGCACTACCGCTAAAATTTGAAATGGAAGATTCCTAAATAGTTCAAACGCCATAGCAAGATTCTTCTCATCTAAAACACTCAATCCTTCATCAGCAATAATAAATCCCGTTTCATTGTTATTAAGCAATATTGCTAATTGAAATGCCATAGAAAATATTATTCTTTCACCGGAAGATAAGTCTTTGTATGAAAATTCCTTATTATTTCTTTTCAATCTAATATCAAAATCACCGGAAGCATTAATACAGAAGGAAGCATTGAATCCTATGTTGTTTATAATATTGTTTATAATTGGTTCAAGATTCTTTATTTTAGTTGAGAGATACGATGAAGTGAATTTATCAAACTCATCATTGACCTTCTTCATGACTAAAACATCTTTGGTTGTCCACTTATATTCTATTTGCTTAATCCTAGTTTCAAGTTTATTTATTAATACTAAAATCTTATTTTTTTTATTCTGAAGACTTAAATCTTTCTTTCTTAAAATAGCAATATCATCTTTTTGAATAGTTTCTTTATCAACTAAAGACGCTAGATTAATATTAAATGTTTCTATATCGCTATTCAAGGCTTCTACATTAGCAGTTTTAGAACCAGTTTCAATTTTAGCTCCGCAATAAGAACATTTCTTACCATAGAGCAATTCATTTTTATTCTTTCTAGCTTGTTCTAATTTAGTGTTTAATTGACCTTTTTCATAACCTATTTTATTTATTTTAATGTTTATAGCATTTATTTCATCATTGTTAGAAGATATTTGCAAAGCCATTAAGTCTAAATAAGATTTTAAAGTTTCTAATCTTCTATCAGAAGGATAATGTTTAAATACTACTGCTTTATCCTTATTATAAATCTCACGTTCTTTCTTTTTTTCTAGAATATCATTCCTACAATCATTTAATTCTTTCAAATCATAAGCAAACAAAGTCTTCTTAAATGAAGTTTTGCCTTCTTCAAGGACATTGATACCTTGATTGACATCTATCATCTTGAACTTTCTAAAATAATCTACGTCTTTAAATATTGAATTTAAATATTCTTGTGCAATACTAGAATTAGCAAATGTTAATAACTTACCATCTTTTGTTATAGTTACTGACGTGGGTGGGTATTTTCTAGTAATAACATAATCATCAACTTCAATAGTGACTATTGCCTTAGAAGAATCTCTGTTGACTAATTTTTCCAAGGTCTTAAACGTATAACCATAAAAACAAAAAAGCAAAGAGTATAAGCATATTGTGCTTTTACCTTTGCCGTTATTTCCAGATATAAGATTTATTCCACTATCAAAATTAAAAGTTTGCTTTTCTTTAAATGAATTAAAACCTTCAAGAGTAATACTTTTGATAATCATAATGTTAAACTCAATCCTTATTTATATAACTATTTAGCATTAACAAGTTTTTTAGTAATTATGGCAAACTCTTCTCTAACTTCACAATCCTCTATACCTTTAATCCAATCATCACGGAGAATATTAACATCATTAATACTAGTCAATACTTCTTTAGGCTCGTTACTATTTTTAGTTTTAATATAGTTATGTTTAACAATCAAATCTTCAAATGTATTCTTATAATTTTCTATTAAAAATGCTTCTTTCTTATATTGCTCAAAAGTATTATATGTAATCCTAACTTTAATATTTTTATCTTCTATTTCTCCTAATTCTACAACGCTTGAAACATTCTTTATTGCTATACAGCTTATTTTTCTAAATGAAATTTTTTCATTATCTAAGTCAACTACAGCAAGTTTTTTGCCTAGACTTTCATCTTCACCAAATGAAGTATATCTCATTGAACCTAGATGGAACTTTTTGCCTTTATATAACTCTTGAAAATCATGTTGATGTCCCAGAAATACAAATTTATGTTTAATATCTTCAATCTTCCTATCCTTATCATATTCACCAAAACTTTTTCTAGATACGTCCGTCATAAAATGTCCAAAATACATTCCATCAATAATAGCATCATCAAGAACTTCAATATCTAGATGTCTTAAATAAGAAACACAATTTTCTTTCTTAGTGACTTCACAATGATTACCTATAATCATCACGTATCTATCCACATTCTTCCTAAATTCAACCGCCCACTTAGTACCTAAATCAATCTCACTTGAAGTAGGTCTATTCTTATCATAATAATCACCCAAACATATCAAAGTGATAGATTCCTTATTCTTCTTTCTTTCTTGTAATAGAACATTAATAGAATTAAAAATCCTATCACATTCATCTATTGAAGCTTCGTCTATGTGCGGGTCTCCTAAAACAATATATTTCATTTACTAAACCTTTTTTTCCTACATTCCTTTGTGCAATAATAAATTATTTGATTTGGATTATTTTTATAAAGAAGTTTGCCACATACACGGCATTTTGATTTATCAACCGTTTTATTTTCAATACTCATATTTTATCTCCTTAATTTCTCTGATATTCATTTAAGTTTAAATCATTGCCAAAAGTTATTTTAAAAGCATCGGGTACTTGAACATTATAATAATTTATTGTATTAGACTTTTCTTGTGGTCTAGATATAGATTGATAAGTATCATAAGAAGGTTTAACGGAAATAGGTTTATTCAAAATGTCTAAAATAAAAAGCATCATAGGAATACTTAGTAAAATTACAGGAATAAACCATAACCACTCTTCTTCAGTCAAAATAAGTCTTCTTGAATGCGACATGATAGTTAACAAATCCTTTTTCTACAACCCGTTGATAATCAATAACTTATGAACATTTATAATTATTACATAACTCGATGTGTAACATAGACTTACGTAAAAATATCAAAACTTAACTTCATAGCAAGCGATTCTAGACACTTTAGCAATAAAACCATAGCTAAGTAGCCTAAAGGGTGTTTTTAAGCTTAAATCTAAAATTTCTTTCCATGCTTGTAACTGCGATTTTTATTATATGCCATCTTTAGATGTATATAAGGTGTAATATCTATTTTAAGCATTCCACACAAATCACCAAGACGAATAAACGTATCGGCGATTTCATCACAGAACGAATTCTTTATATACTTCTCAAACAAATCTTTCTCTTTATTACTAGGAAATATTAGATTTGAATAATATGCTTCTAAATCGGCACGATGATTTTTTCTCAATGCTTCCATTGCTTCCGCCAGCTCACTCACGCAGAGCATAAGTTTTTCAGCAACATTAAAATCATTTTCATCCCTAGCTTTAATTAAACCTTTTCCACCACAGAATTCGCAATCATTATTTTCAGTAGGCACACCTTTACATATTGGACATTTAATATCCCAGAAGCCATGTTCAACTGCTACCTTATGCGATTCTTCAATTAACTTACTAATCTCCATTTAAATCCTTCTTTATCCTTCTTGGACATTTAATAACTTTAACATGTTTATTTTGCTTACACTTATTTTTACAATTATCACAAATCTTATTATTCCCATCCTTCCACATTATAGTTTCGGCATTCACTCTTTGCTCTCGCACGGTCATACCTTCTTTTATTATCATTAGAACTACTTTCGGCAACTCTAGTCTTAGGATTTATATTCCATAACTTTCTTAAACTTTTAAATAATTCCAAATTAGATTTTACTTTATTATTATTCCGAGACATGAATATCATCACGTTTAGGGAACCATTTAAGCTTTAATACGCCTAATTTTCTAGGTGGATAACCGCCACGTTCAGAATAACATGTGGTGTTCTTAGTTGCCGTTTCAAGAAATGTTCCGGTATTAGCAAAAATAAGTTTTTGTTCTCCCGCCCAACCTATCTTAATCTGTCTAGTAGCAGATAAATGATGCGAATGCCCACAGAGATATATATCCGCTGTCCAATATTGACTTAGACTTTCAACACTATTAATAACATTCCCAGTCTTACGCCCAGCACTCCAACCATGATGCCCAAATATTGTTAACCCTCTAGTATGATATTTCTTATCAACTTTAAGTTTAATAAACCCCGAATATCCCATATAAGGAACTTCTAATTCTCTGCACATCCTCAATGTAGGGTCGCCTATACCGAGAGTATTAATCTTATATTCATGGTTTCCAGTAAATAATGCTATAATCTTATGTTTGATTGGTTTAAGTAGATTAACCATATAAGCAACATTATCATCTATAAAATCATAACCATTAGAAGGGTCAAAGCGATTATCTTGATTAGTAATACAATCTAAATAATCACCCATACCTATACCATAACAATTATCCGTCTTAGCAATATAATCTACCATCTCTTTAAACTTCTTAATCTTACAGTTAGGATTACCATAATGAACATCACCGAAAGGAATAATTTCTATTTGGTCACTAAATGGTAATTCTTTTGTTGTTTTAAACATACTTAAACCTTACCTCACTTTACTTTTATATTTAACTTCCATATTCATAAATAACTTCACAATTTTTTCCATACCTGACGTAGTTTAATAAGTTTTCATCACATCTATCAATACTTATATAAGAAACTTGATAACCTTCCTTAACTAGAGTTTTAACTTTTTCAACTAGTTCATGTTTAGATTTTTGTACCTTATCATCATCAATATCTTCATCAACAAATTCAAAATCACCGTAATCATTTATTTTAGAAATAACTTCCTTTTCACCAATAGCATAGATTTCATTATTACAATAACCAAAATCACTTTTTTCTAACCTATGAATAACATCATCAAAATGTCTACCACATGTTAAGCATCTTTCTTTTTGCTTAAATGCAACTATAAAAGATGAAGATGATGAATTTGATACTAAACCTAATCTTAATTTCATGTTTTAACCTAACCTTATTATTCTATCTAAAATTGCTAAACCAATCCCAATTGGAAATATTGCACTTAACCACCCTACTAAAGAAGCACCTAAAATCTTAGCAATACCAATAGCAATATCTAAAGGTATAATAGGAGAATGTTTAATAGCTTCAAATATTTGAACGATTCCACCAATAAAACAAACCCAAACACCTAACCATAGACCTAAAACAATCCCAATTAATACTAATATTAAACCTAAAATTAATTTACCCATTGTATCTACTCCTTAAGCTTCTAAAAATTTATACAATTCTTCATAGTTATTAAATTTAGCCCGCATCTCTTCAACAACGCCTTCTCTTGTTTTATTTACTTTCTTACATACATAAGCAATATATTCACTAGGATATAATTTCTTTCTTCTTTTATTTTCCTTTTTGATTTCTGCAAATGCTTCTGATTGTTTTATGCTAGTATCTTTCTTTAAATATTCAACAATATCTTCATCAATCAACACTTTAAATGAACATATTGGACAAAATTTACTTGGTAGTTCACTTCTAAATTCATAATCATCATTGTTACTTAAAAAATCTTCTATTTTACTTTCATCACCTAGATTAATTAAATTTAATAATTCATCATGCTTCTCATTGTCTTCACATTCTTTCATTAATTCTAAAGTAGATTTTGCTTTTTCGATAATAGAAATTTCATCCATGTGAGATTCACAAAACGTATGCCCATTTTCACATGAATACATTTGAGCATCTTCGAGACAATAATCCCAACCAGATACTTCTTCATTACAAATACAACAAATAAAACTAGAACTACTACTATTACTTACAAAACCTTGCCTAATCTTCATCTTAAACAATACCTCCAGTTAATATTAATAATATTTATCTTATAGGACAAGCACCACTAGAACATTCTGATATTTCTACCGATTTATGATTATCCTCATCTAATTTTAATGTAGATAGAGGCTTTACTTTCTCAATCAATAAATCATATTCTTCTTTAGTAATCTCTTCATAGGGAGCTTGTTTAAATCCATGTTCGCTGTGTAATAGAAAACTTACGGATTTGATATTATTCTCATAGTTTAATTTCAACCATTCTTTAATATCATTCAATTCTTCTTTCTTATAATATACCGTGACACTAACGGCATTATCTGACCATAAAGTTTGCATTTGTTTGACTAATTCCAATTGCTTAACCGCCGACATGTCTTTAGCAACAACTACATTCTCCCCCGCATAACAAGGAAATTCAACTATAGTAGTCTTGTGGTCTTCCGTTCCATCAAAAGCTTGATTAAATTCAACTTTATAACCCATGTCTTTGCATAGTTTAACAAGCTTATCATCACTTGACATTCTAACTCTACGGATATAATATTTTGAAAATGATGGATGAACTCCTGGAGTTGAACCGCTCAATAAAGATAAAGTTCCAGAAGGTTTAATTGTTGTAAGCTTTATACTTTCGGGATAATTTTTCTTCTTAGACCACTCTTTATCAAATTTTCTAATTTCTTTGTAACACTTATCAAACCATTCTATTTTTTCTAGAGATTGACATATTCCGGTAACACCTATTCCAATACGCATGTTCTTATGTACTACTTCATTTGTTTCTTCATGAATAAAGTTTAAAGCACAAATAGCTTTTTGAGTTTTATATAATAACTTAGCACAATCAATCATTTCGGCTAAAGAAGTTATATTATTTAAATACAACTCACATAAGTTGCAGCACTCATATGATTCTACTGTAATTTCTCCACAATTATGTACTAGAATTCCAGAACAATTTAAATATTTTTTATCATCAGTTTTAGTAATAATATAGAAATTATTATTACCTTCAACAGTTAAATCATAAACATCTTCTATTTTTCCAGTAAAAATAACATCCTTTACGAAAATAGGCGAATTTAAGTATACATTTTCATCAACATTTTCTACAAAGTGTAAATTTTTCTTTTCTAATATTTTATTTATTTCTTCTCTACTTTTTCCTGCTCTTAAATAATTATTTATTGTAGTAGATACTGCCATATTATGAGAATAATTTTTAGTATTTTTTATTTTAAAACATGAATTTCCACTTCCTTGCATACTTTTTGAAGAAATATTCCTATGCTTACCTATAGAAATTAGTCTTAAATTTCCAATATCATCATTAGTTGAATTAGAATCTTTGTGGTCAATGTTGAATTTGGTTCCATCATATTTTCCATTAACAATTTCCCATAACATTCTATATTGTTTAGCATATCCATTTGAAATTGAATTTATAATTCTATATGATTTTTTAGAATTTTTATTTGAAAAAGTAAAGAATTTACTTAATTCTAACCCATAACAATCTTTAGCTTCCTTATATTCACCATTTTTTAAACAGAGCTTATGGTCTGGAGTGCATTCAAATTCGCTATTATCAGACAGTATAACTTTAATTACTTCTTTAGTTCCACTTTTAAATGCAATAGCTTTTTTAATTTCTGTTTTAATATTGCTTGTTTTTATTTTGCCACTATAAACGTAAAATTCTTTTTTGCCTTTTGATTCTTTTGCTAATTGCTCTATTGAAACGCCGTTTCTTCCATCGGCAACCGCAATAATAGTATTGCCTATAAAACATGGATTCAGCAACTCACAATTATCTTTTATTCTGTCACCAATTCTACCATATTTTTGTGATAGACCGATATTAAACAATCCATAAGGTTCACCATTACCTTTAAATCCTTCCCAAACATCATTAGTAATATAATCATAGCTATCCGCTATAATAGTATTATTAGACATTGCCCTATGTGAAGGAACATCTCCCAAATCCCAACGTTTAGCTCTAAGAAATAAATAATCATCACTATCACCCAAAGCAATAGTTGCAGACCTTCTAACATTTCCACTAACGACAATACTAGCAATAATATTACAAACATCTAAAGCGTCTATAGAGCGAAGTTTTTTACCTTCTCTAGATTTTAATATAGTACATATCTTTTCAATTCCTTCTACTAGTATTTGAGGTCCAGAAGCAACTCCACCAAAAGATTTAATAACTTCTCCATATCCACGCACTAATATTGTAGAGTAAGAGAATGATTTTGATGTTTCAAAATAAGAACGTAGAACTTTTCTTAATAAATTAACCCAACCTTCTCTGCTATCAGGAACAATAAAATCCGCATCTTTAGTATTTTTATTTGTAATGCTAACACTTCTTTTTACTCTAGGAAGTTCATGAATATCTTCACGCTTTACACTAAATCCAACTCCACCACCCAACATTAGATTTTCAAATAAGAAACAAAAATCTTCTATCTTAGTTATAGATACTGCCCAGCAATTTAACAATGAATTTCCACCAAATCTTTTTACATTATTAGTTCCTAATTGCCACAACATGCGACCAGCAAAATTACATTTTAAATTAAACACATAATCATATAATCTTTCAGCTTCTTCCTGCGTATAATCGGCTCCTATATCTTGCGCTCCTTCTACACATCTTGCAACGGTATTGCACCATTCTTCATTTTTTCCATTATCCATAACTCTACTGTAGGTACGTTTATATACAATATATCCTAATGAGTTATAACCCCAATTAGGTTGCTTATTTTCATATTTTTTAAGAAACTTTTCACTCAATATCATATTTATATTAACCTCTATGAAGTTTATTTAATTTCAACATTACAATTAATAATATAAGTCTTCTTAGTATCTAGATTCTTAAAAGCAATTCTTAGCATGGGAACTTTACTTGATTTTAAACATTCACTAACAAACTCTTCAATAAACTTTAATGTAATGCGGTAGCTATCCTTCTCACACAAAATTGTTTTGAAGCAATAGCTACCGCCCACAAGCTCTTCTTTAATAGTAGGCGAATCTAAATTAATAGATTTTTTAGTAGCTTTTCGGCGTATCATCATAACCTTGATTATCGTCACGATTACTCTTCAAAAGTTCAATACCCATCTTCTTCATCATTTCAACTTGATTAGTACGGATATTGTGCATAAGCTTCAACATCAAATCACCAATCTTTAATACACAAGACTTAAACGAATCTTTCTCAGTTTTAATAGTTCCATCAATTTTCTTCAGCTCTTCATATAAGTGGGAATTTGAAAGCACGATTTTCTCCTAAACTTTATTTATATATATTAAAACAAAAACTTAAACATTATTTTATTAATTTAAAAATACAAGCAACAAAAATCATTAATTTTAAATCTTGAACAATACCTCCTTAATTATTATTACTATTATTTCCATGTTCAATATTATCAATATTCTTAATAAATTCTCTATAATCAAAATAAATACCTTCTACGGTTTCAACACCATCTAGTTCATAGCTGGGTTTGATATTACGAATTAAATTAACCAATTCATTATCATCTTTGCAAAAAGTATCATACGATGTTTCACCAAAAGCATCAGATAGATGAACTAAATACATATTAAAAACCTACCTTTCTTAATTAATTAGAACAATGTTTGCATGCTATCGTTATGTAAAGAAAATGTTTCCCACTTCATTGCTTCATAGATATTTTCTGCTTTAGATGTAATATTTCTTCTTATAACTTCATCATAATCTACAATGCTTTTATCTAATAAAGGAAATTTAGCATTAAAAGCAATTACATTCATTTCTTTTCCATTGGCATCTTTATCTTTTATTTTAGTATAAATCCAATAGAATCTTTCTCCACCATTAACTCTAAAATCGCTATCCTTTAATTGCCTATTCTTATAAGCCCTAACAAATATAGGTTCATTAACATAGTCTTTATATTCATTTAACTTACAAGGAAATCCTACTTCTAATAAATCTAAAGTCTTAATCTTTTTCTTTTCTTCTTTAATCCATGCTTCAATAGAATCTTTAGTGCAATCTTTTTCAAATATTTGTCTAAACATTTCTCTTTGAAATGCAGCTTCATTTTTTGATGAGCTTGACCTCTTTATCTCTAAACCTTTAATTTCTTCTTTTAACCCTTTCTTAGTTTCTATGTAACCGATATAGCGACATTTTGATAAAATAAAAATCTTCTCAAATATACCTTCAAACTCGAATGAAATATCTACTGAATCTTTATTATACTTATTTGCCCACTCTTTAATATATCCATTAAGCTTATCTACAATATTATTTTTATTTTCAACAAACACCGCATCAGTGTCCCAATATATAACTTGATTTCCATCTTCATTAGAACGTTTTCTAGCATAATTTAATAAGTCTCTAACAAGAAAAGTAATAGAAGAAACAATTTGTTCATTAAATAATCTAAATCCTGGGTAGCCTATTACTCCAAAGGCTGAATTAATAACTCCTTTGATAGCATTATATTTAGTTTCAAGTTTATTATATTCTTCTGATTTAAAATCTTTACTACCCAATTCTTTTTTTAGATTATTTTTTAATACTAATAATCTACTAACTACTTTAGGTAGCAATGCTTCGGAATTTTGCTTGATTTTAATTCCACCAATATCTAATCCATCATCACTTAAATTCATAGCATCTAGATTAAAGTTTATGATTATATTGGGATATGCTGAATTGCCTGATATAAAAGGTTTTCCATTTCTTCTTACTATAATAAAGCCATTTTTAACAGTAGGACACCAAACATTTCCAGTATAAAATAATTTATTTTTTCCAGCTTTAAATTTACTATTTTTGCTCCAAATTATTGAAGTATATTTTTCATCACAACAATAAACATTTTTATTTCCAGTATTTGAAGAAGCCCTTCCTATTAAACAACATAAATATTGAAATCTATCTCTTGCTAAAGAATCAACAGCATTATAACACCACGTTTTTTTATTGCCATCACCTTTCATTAATTCAAAAAATAAAACATTTAATTGCCTAAGAGAAAGATTTTTTAACATCCAAAGTGGAATAACTTTATAGTTTTCTTCTAAATTTATAAATTTAGAATATTCTACTAATAAGTACCACTCCGATTCTACTTTATTTTTTCTTATTCTTTGTTTTTCTTTAATATCCCATTTTAAATTTAAAAAAATATTATTTATTTCATCGCAGAATTTCGAGTTTTTTGTTCTACTTTGACACAGGGAATATGAATTATTTAGATATTTAGAATTCCACCCTTCCGTAATAATCCAAGCATGTAATTTTAGTAAATCATCACTTATATTATAATCGGAACTCTTATCTATTTCGCCACTTAAAGGAAAATTAGAATGATGCAAGGGAACATCTTTAGCAAATTGTATATGCCAACTATCAGGATTATTTTCATGTGTTCTATAAGATTTAGTAATTTGTTTAAATAAAACCCTATGATTCCAAGTAATAAGTTGGTCAGTCCTCTTATTTATAATATTATACATTTCACAATTTTCAACATGTTTTATATTTAAATGTAAAACATTATCAAATTCAACTTTATTTTTTTCAATATTAAATGTAGCAACCAATTCACTTTGATTCAATTCATGGTAATATTTCCATCCATTTTCAGATAAAATTTGAGTATCTTCCGAATAGCATCCCAAATCATATTTACCTATGTCAAATAAACGTCCGGTTTTTTCGGCTTCCCTAATAGCACCTTGGAAAGTAGATTCTTTATTCTTATCTTTACTAGGCTTATTAGGTAAAACCAAGCCCATTTCTTTCGCTTCTTTAAGTAATAACATTTCAATAATATAAGAATTGTGTGTTAGTTCTTCCCATTGTGCAAAACTTAATCTTCTTATATCATCAAAGTATTTAACTATCTTAAACTTTTCTTCTAGGTTTACCAGACGCTTAACGTCATTAATATTCTTTTCTCTAACATGTTCATTTAAAGTACCAAAGTCACTATCACCAAAATCACCATCATTTAAATGCCTTTGACAAACTTCATTTAGAGCGTAAGATGGTTCCCGTAAGGAAACCTTTTTAAACCACTCCATATAATCAACTACGGATATACCTACCGGAAAAAGAATATTCTCATCACTACCACGTCTAGTCTCATTTACCGGACTTATTAACAAAGCAAAGTTCTTAATCCTATTATGCAGATACTTATAATCGAAGTCTACAAAGTGCCAACCCATTATTATGTCGGGGGATTGTTCTTTAATATAAGCACAAAAATCCTTTAAAAGGAAGGAATCATTATTACTTTTCCAAGAATCTTTATAGTCTTTTAACCACCAAGTCTTATACTCTTTATTATGAGAATTATATACAGTTATACATGATACGGGCTTATCAGCAATGTCAGCGGAAGGCATTTCTTTTGCTAATATTTCAATATCAATAAATAAATATTTAATCTTAGTTTCTTCTAATAACGGTACTTTATAAGTTAAATAATTCTTTACAAATGGAACATCGGAAGAATAGCTATTTTTTAAGCTTTTCATCTTAGCAATATCTCTAGGTTCATTAGCAAAGACTATCCTAGCTTTCTTTCCATCATAAGTATTATACTTACCCCTCTCATCTAGTTCATAGAAGAAAGGATAAAAAGTATTGTCTTCTTCTATCCTTAAAGAATAATCATCTTCACGGATAAACTTATAGACATTACGCCCAACATTAGCAATATTAACTAGCTTCATTAAATGTTCTTTCCGTGCCGAATGATTTTAATATACTCTGAATTGAACCAATATTAGTAGTACATATTTCAACATAGCTTTGAACAATATTTCTAATCCTACGATAATCTGAAACAAACTCAGATGCTTCTCGTTCTGCAGTAGCATTAACAAAAGATTTCATTTTACCTTTTTCATCTACAATAGGATTCTTTTCATATTCATTTCTAATTAAATTAAATTTTCTAACTTCATTATTATTTTTATATGTTATGGCAATCTTATAGACGGTATTTAAAAATCCATAAGAACCACATAAGACTTGAAGATTCTCTCTTGCTTCATGTGGAGTTGTAATAATTCCACTTTTCAATTTAGAAGAAATTTCATCTATACCATTAAATGTTTCAAGACACGCTTGTAATAATTCATTAAGTTTCTTACCTTCAAAATAATTTTCCACTTCCATGAAATTCATACTTCTTACCTTCCTTTATTGAACAAAATCTTTGTAGACCATGCCCGTAGTTTTTTGCTTTCTTCTTTAACCATAAATTAAAATCATACACCAAAGTATCATCTTTAGTCTTAATTATAATTTCTTTACAATTAAGTTTGTTTAAAGTTTCAATGACATCTTCTTGAATACCATAACCGCCTTCCTTAATCATGAAATGACAATCTTTAACACGTTTAAGAAAAGTAACACCATTAAATTCACCAACATGAACTTGGCATTTTTTAGCACTATCATAAGAAGTTAGATTAATAGCCGTCATATAGTATAGCCCTTATATCCTTTATCAAAGTAAAATGGAATACTAACATTATTACCTTCGGTCTTAGAAGTTATTTTAGTTTTTTCTAATTTGATTATAGTATTATATCCAACTATAACTTCTTTACAATCATCTTCCGTTTCTACTTTTTCAGTAGGCGCATCTGCTTTAGCACCCCTACGAACATTCAACGTCATTGCTGACCAATGTTCAAGTGCCTTACCACCGGATAAACTTTCCAAAGCAATAAATCCACCTAGATTCATTCTAACTTGTCCTATAAGCAATATAGCAACATTGCCTTTATATATACCGGATGCCGACATTCTAAAGAATTGTGATAACTTTCTAGCTAATAATGCCATAGTATCATCTTCAATAGATTTTTCTTTACCTTTTTTAGTTTCTTGTTCACCTTTAGGGGATAAAGCTTGCACAGAATCTAAAACAATATAATCAACTAACTTCTCTTTACACATAGATATTAAAGTGTCCATTGCTTGTTCGGCATTATCAAATGAATTAGCTAAAATTAAATCTTCAAGATTAACACCGAATAGTTTAGCACGAATAGGGTCAAATGAATTGTGTATTAAAAGGTTATTAACAACTAAACTACCAGTATTTTTTATTTCCAAATCATAAACATTTGCTTTTCCTTTTTTATTTATTGAAGTTATTTTATTCCAATAGATAGGCAACTTGGCATCTAGATTTAAATCTTCTATAGTTCTTCTATAAGAGTAAAATTCTTTTCCATTTCGTTTTTTTAAGTAAAATTTCTTATTTTTTAATACTCCAATTAATTTTAATTGTTTTTCACCAACAAATCCAATTCGATTATAAAAAATTTCAATATTCTTATGCCCATATATTGTTAAATTATATATTCTTTTATTGTTTATTGATTGAATATAAGAATTTTCTATTGAAACAATTCCAACCTCCAATAAAATGCTTTTTATTTGTTCAATTAGATGTTTAGACAAATTATCAAATCTTATAAAATTTCTATTCTCTTTAATAGTACCATCAGTAGAAAATAAACCCTTCAAACATTCCAATTTAATATTTAAAGAACTTTCCATTATTTTAATTGGAATTGCTTTTTTTTCTTTTATTAATCCATCTAAACCTAACTCTATTATAAATTTTTTAAAATTATTAGTTCTATCGGTTGGATTTTTCTTTTTTAAAACTTCAGAACTAACATATTTTTCTTTGTTTTTATTAAAATAACTTAAAGCACATTTTTTTGAACAAAAGGCTTGCCCAGTGGATGGATATGCTTCAAATTTTCTATCACAATTTACACAATTTCTTTCTACTTTTTTAAATATTTTAGAAATTCTCCAATGACAACCGTTTCCATAATTAGTAAGTTTACAATTAAAATTCTTCTCAAGTATCGTTTCAAAATCTTTTATTATCTCTTTGTCTATATTGGCAAATTGAGTACATTTAAAATGCCCATCTCCCAACATATAACCAATTGCTCTGGAATTTTCTCTACTAACAAAATCAATCATATTTTTAATTTCAATATTTCTAGGAGATGCTAAATAATCATCACATTTTAAACTCTTTACTTCTTTCCATCCATTTTTTGTAAAAACTTTATGATTGTCAGTTAAAAAAAGTTCATTATTTTTTATTTCTGTTTTAATATTATAAATATCTTTATACCCATTTTCCCAAATATTTGATACTTCTTCTATACCAAATTTAGAACCATCAAAACTCAAAACCTTATCGCCGATTCTAATATCTTGAATTTTTTTTACTCTATGAGAATTATAATCATAAATTAAAGTATTTTCAGGAATACATCTTTCCAAATCAATAAATGCACATAACTTTCCATTCTTCTGAGCTTGAGCAATAGTCATATATGTTAAAGTAGTTTTTCCCGCACCTTTAGAACCGTATACTACGCTAACTCTTTTAAATGCTATTCCACCACCCGTCAATTCATCTAATTCTTTAACACCAAAAGATATACGTTCTGGAATTTCCTCATCACTGGCAAACTTCATAGTGCCAGAGCCGTATTGACGATTCTTTTCATTCATTAACTTCAACAATAGTTCTTTGCGTTTTAATTGTTCTTTAGTTTGTTTAGGCTTTTCAATTATCTTAGGTTCCTCAACTAAATTGCTTACAATTTCTTCTTTATTAGCTATATCAACTTTTTTAATCTTCTTCAATCTACCCATAATTATTTATCTTCCTTCAAATATTTTTTATTCAATCTATTATATTTTTTAACAAACTTCCAAGCAAAAGTAGGTGAATCAGTGGTAGTTTTATCGTAATAAATAAATCCATCTACTAAAATATTTCCATCGTCTTTATAAACTTCATTTATTTTATCAGCCATTCTTCTAAGTCCCTGCGCTGCAATATACATTTTTCCAAGACTTTTTACTTTAATATTTTTATTTATTTTCTCCATTTATATATTCACTCCTTATTATAAGCTTTCTCAATTATATTAATAAAATCTTTAATATCACTCACTACAAATATTTGATTAGTATTATTCTTTACGCTTTACTTGCTCTTTAGTTTGCTTTGGGCTTTTCAACTAAATCACTGACAATTTCTTCTTTATTATCATCATTAACTATTTTAATCTTCTTCGGTCTACCCATTTAAAAACCTCTTCTCTTTATAATAATCTTCACCATTAATTAACCATTCGTTTACTTTATTAACAATTGAATCAACACTAATAGAAGAAAAACATTGATTGAATATTTTATTTTCATAACCTCTACTTCTCATAAATTCACCAACATCTTGAAAATGCGTCCTTTGCAGAATATATTCATTATTATAAAAAGTAACATCAAAATCAAAATTTTCACAATGATATACAGTATAGCATTTCCCTTCTTTTAAGTTTAAAATTTGATTTTTTATTAAAGTTTTGTCTAAATTAAACACTTTTTTCCTTAAAAGCTTTCTCAATTATATTAATAAAATCTTTTATATCACTTACTACAAATATTTGATTAGTGTTATTCTTCAGGACATATATAGGTATCTTTGTACTAGATAAAGGAACTTCTGAACAAAGTTTATCCCAAACATCTTGTTTTAATGTTACATCTTTAGTGTTTCTGTACTTGCATTCTACGTAAAAATTCTTATTTAAAATATCACCAATTTCAGTCTTTGAACCGGAACCAATCGTAGGTCTAGATTTCTTATCTATAGATTCTAAATAAGCACTAACAATGTTTTCTAATTTACGTCCTATTGCTCTAGTGTTCATTTTATAAACCTTTAAACACAAACATTAATCTTTGCCAGAAATTTAAATTCATTATTTGAGCAATAGTATGGTCTTTCTCAATTAAAGTCTTATTTAAAATATCAATCTGTTTATACATTCTATCAAATTCATCAAAAGGTAAACCCAATAAATCTTGGACTTCTTTTTTAAACCCTATACAAATATAAACTTTTTCACCATCAATATTAGTATAGTAATTTCTACCTCTTATTAATTCTGGATTAACAACAAGGTCACGAGTATCATCTTTATTAATAGTATTTATATGTTTAGCATGATAGATAAAATCACAATACTCGCCTTCGATTTTATAAATTTCAACATCTTTAATAATTATCATACTAACACAGCCCCCAACGCCAAAACTATGGCATCCGCAATGTCGTTATCATCAATATTAATATCAAACATATCTTTTAAACTTTTCATTACTTCAACCTTTTTAGCATTACCTTTTACTTCTATTTTATGCCTTGCTTCGGTAGCCATACAAAATGAAGCTTTACAACCTTTTAACTTAGCTAAAGTATAGGCTATTGCTCCTATCCTTGTTATAAGCTTGAATCCTTTAACGTTGGCAACGCCAGGCTTAAAATACTTCAAAAAAGTATCTTCAACAACAATCTCATAATCTTTCTCAATTAAATCATTAAATATAGGTATTATTTCATTATATTTAAATTCAACATCTTTTGATTCAATTTCTACAAACCCATAATCTAAATAAAGATTTTCATCATCGGTTGTAACCTTTGCCCACCCAGTCCTAGAAGCGGTATCAAAGCCCGTAGCTTTATAATTTTTTTTAACTTTAAAGAATACTTTCTTTTCTATGTCTTTTATTTTAAGTTTAATCATTAATAAAAATCCTTTACTCTTAAATCTTTTTCTTGATAAGAACAATATTCATCTTTTGCCTCATTAGTGTAACCAATAAAAATAGTGTTACCATCTAAATCTTGTACTATTGCTTTCATACACTTTGAACAATAAAATATATTCGCTTCAATATATTCATCATTATATCTAACCATTTCTCTACATTGGAATTTAGGTTTGTGATGCTCGAACTTTTCTAAAGAATCTTTCAATTTCTTTTTCATTATTAATCCTCATTGGTACATTAAGATTATTTTTATTATAAGGTCTATCAATCAAAATAATTCTTTTATAATCTTCAAATTGCGGTGAATCTTCAACTAAGAAAGTATTAGGTTCAGAATCTAATCTCAATCTTTTTTCTTTACCATTCAAAAAGTCTACTTTTACTTTAGTCTCAGGAAAATTATTTTGCAACCATTTTAATGTAAAAGGTCTCCATGCCGTAGGTTGGCACGTCCATATTTCTATAGCATTGCCAAAATATTCTTTTATTATATTAATATATTCCGTAGTAGGAGAATTAAGCAATATTTCTAGTTTATCCTCTTCCGCCCATTGATATATATCCTTACCTTCATGCGTCCAAAACCATTCTTGAGGATATGGAATCTGATATTTGTTTGCTAGATATAAATTTAAATCTCTTATTACACCATCCAAATCAAAAACTATTTTAGTTTTACTTAGCATATCATAATAATCAGATAGTCTACAATCTTCACAACAATAAACAACATCATCGAATTTATCAATATAAGCCTTAGCACTACCTACCCGTTCTAAGCAAACATTACAAAATAACTTCTTACCTTCACCTATACCGCCTTTTGAAAAAGGTGGAAGTCCTTCACTTGAAGACAGATATTTATTTGACCACTTTCTAAAATCAGGTTTCTTCTTTTTATCCGACATTATTCTCTATCTCCTGGGTATCATTATCATAAACTTCTTCAACTTTAATACAATAAAAACTTTCAATATAATCTCTAATCTTATTTATTGTCTTTTGAAGAAATATTCTCATCTAAACTTCCTTCAGTAATCTCTAGTTCTTTAGTTTGCCAATTATATTTACAAGGTATTCTACAAGTTTTTCTATTAATTAAAGATTCACGCATCTTTTCTACTTGAAAATATCCTTCACTACCATCATCATCTTTAGTATAGAAATATTTACATGCAACAGAAGCAAAATTTTTAATCATATTTTGAGCAAAAAATTCACCGTTTTCTTTCAATTGAACAAAAACAATTAAAACTCCGCCATTTTTAACTAATTGGGTTGACAAATGTTTATAAATTTTATCAGTATCAGCATAATCATCGGGAAGAAGCCAATCAAAAATAGTAAAAGCGTCCTTTTCTAGCATTACATCAAAGGGGGAAACTACATCAGGCGTCCATAAAAAATCCTTTTCTTTTAAATTCAAAGATTTTGCTATACTTACAAATCTAGAACCCGATTCCAAAGAAATATAATAAGGAACAATTCCCTGTTCTACAACTTTTTTAATCATATTAATAGAAATATGGCTTTTCCCGATTGAGGTTTTACCACCAACAACAATTAAATCACCACTTCTAATTCTAGCAACATGATGAAAATAAGGTGTGTTATACGTAATAGGCTTTCCATCATTAGCAAATTCGGTTCTCCATTGTATTTTTTTTACTAATCTAAAATATTGTTTTTTCTTTATTATATATTCTTCACGTTGTAAATAAGCTAAACATTTATCTACTACTACTTTAGGAAATCCCAAAGCTTCTTTAACATCCCTAGCAGAAGCTTCTTCAACTATCTTTAAATATTTTAACGTCTTAGTAGCGTTTTCTTTTATATCACTACCAGTATATTTCTCTAAACTTTTACTTAACGTAGCAAGTTCACGACTATTCAAAGGCTTTTCACATAGACGATGATTGATTATATTTAATATCTTAGTAGTATCATTTATAGAAAATTCCTGTCTAAATATTCCACCTATTGAAGTTAAAGTATTACTTCTATTGCCGTCTTTAATTAAGTTTTCTTTATAAGTCTTAATCCAATCTTCATTAATAGCTTCCTCATCAAGCTTCACATCTAGATTATCATTCTTCTCAGAACTAGATGAAGATTTGGTTTCATTTGCTTTTATATTAGTAAGCAAATAATCTTTTAATTCTTGTGGCATTTCAGGAATAATAACATTGTAATGCTCTTTAATATTAAAATTAAACCTTCTAACATAATCATCTACTTTAGAAGGAAACACTACAATCTTTGATGAATTACCATTAAATAATTCTATTTTCAATGAATCTATTTTAATATGCTTTTCTGGTAAGTCTTTAGTAAATTTAAAAAATAAATGATAACCATTTAAAGATTCTTGATATAAATAATCCTTAGTCAAATATTTCTTCAATATTTCAGGTACATCAACTTTAGTATCAACATCAATTATAGTCAAATTAGACATTGGACCAGACTTGACACTAATATTAGAACCACCCCTTAACCAATCTTCCCATTCTATTTTATTCTTATGGGAAATCTTACCCCAATCATGCTCAAATGCGCCCTTACCACCACGTTCGCTCTCAGTCATATCCCAACCATTCATCTCATAGAATGATAGAATATAATCTATTTCTTCTTTAAACACCATTCCTAGACCTAAAACTTTATTGATGTTTTCTAAAGCTTCATTATCATCTTTATAATTCTCTTTAGCTTTAACTATGTCTATTAATGTACCAATAATCTTATTACACTTACCACCACGGCAAACAATCTTATTACTGTAAGTAGTAATAAATGAACCCGCATTTGGAGTATTGCATATTGGGCATGTGAATAATTGCGTCACACCCCTTGCGGTTATTTTAAAATCTGGAATTGACCTTTTAAAATATTCTAGACTATGTGTTAATATTTCTTTATTGTCCATCTATTAATTGCCATTTACTTTTGATGAATATTTCTCCCATAAAGTGTCAATAACACTACACATATTATTAATATCAATAGAAGCTTGAAGACCTATAATAGTCCTAGATACCATGTGACCGATAGCGAGTTGTTTGATTTGTTCACTAGTATCATTTCCACTATAATTCCTATGTTGTTTTGGTTCTTGTGCAGCCGTAGGTGTAGGTTGACTAGCTGTTTCCTTATTAGCACTATCATCATTGCTAGGAGTTGAAGTAGCACCTACTTTAGAAATACTAACAATAATATCCTTACCGTCAACATTTTCAAACTTGCATTCAACTTCATCTTTCCATTGTATAGTAGCGATTTGGGATGCGCAACCTTCTGAAAAACCATACCACTTGGCAGAGGCTTTTTCTTCACCTACATTATAAAACTTCTTATCTCTAGATACCGAAAAGACCTTTAACATTACCGTTCTCCTTTTTATTTTTATTCTTTTTTATTCTATGTTTTACTTCTTTAGGTGGAATATAAATATTCTTAATCCTTTTAATCATAGTTTCCGACCTAGTTAAATCTTCTATTGACCAGTCTTTTAAAGGAAGAAATTCTAATCTTTCCATTATAGGCTTCTCAACATAATCTGGTAGCACCATTAGATTAACAATAGTGTTTCTAATCTCATAATCTTCTTCCGTCAATATTGGCTTAGTTAAATTGTCGGCTTTCTCACTCTTAATCTTATTAGCTAAAACTTTATGGGGATTTTTAACTTCCTTAAACTTCTTACTTTTAGGTGAAAATATTTTTAATTTAGGATAGATTGCTAACTGCTCATAATCACTATCGGAACTTATTATAATTGTATCTAAATCTTGAAACTTTTTAGATGCTATAGCAATAATATCATCGGCTTCCATCTTATCCATAACAATAGTATGAAACGGTGTAAACGCTTCTAGTTTGTCTGTTAAATAATCAAAGTCTTTAAATGTCTTATCCCAATCAATAGCATGTTTTTCTCTATCTTCTTTTCTATTACTTTTGTAGTCTGAGTCCAGCTCTTTTCTCCAATTGTTTCTACCATCTATAGCAATAATAACCAAATCATCTTGTTTAATTGAAACCTTATTCAAATTAGAAATCAACATAGATAGACAAGTATACGTCATGGACATCTTGCTTTTTTCACAAGCATAAATAGCTGTAAACATCAAATAACCAAAATCTACAAGAATAACTTTATTGTAATTAATATTTAATCCTCATATCTATCATAATCAACATTACTATCATCATCATTAATATCCGTATCATCATAATACGTATTCATCTGTTCATAACAAAAAGCACAATAATATAACCCTCTATGTTTTTTATAATCATCATAGTCATATAGAGGTTCTTTACAGTATTCACAATAGCCTAAAAAGAAATCTTCATTTGCCTCATTGAAAGGGTCTTCATCATGATTGTTAATATTAGTATTATTTTTTTTCTTCGTCATACTTACTCTCATTGTTGCAATCGGTGTCTTCTCCTATTTTGTTAATAAAATTTAATTCCCAGATTCTAAAAGAATAATAATAAATTTCAAAAATATTACTAGCCGTAAGTTCATTAAATTTAAGCTTTGATAACCCAACTAAGATTGTTTTAAGATTTAAGATATATCCTTGTGTATCTAGGTCTTTAATATACCTATCTTCATTACTATACAAGCACTTTGCTATGAAGTTTTGGAAATGCTCGAAGTAAGATTCTTTAATTTTTATTGTAGTATCATTAACACTCTTAGTTCCTTCTAAAACTAAATTGAATCCTCGCTTTAAAAACAACAGATAAGCATAAGTAGCAATTTTTAATGGGTCTTTTTCACGAAAAGTATTCTCGGAGCGATTTGTGTACTTGTGCATAGTTCCATACACCCAGTTATGACCATAAACATCAAAAAGAATATCAGTAGATTCTCTAGTAGAATTTCCATTAATTCCGTACTTCTTAGCACCGTAGGTAAACTGGGTCTGAATCAAATTATGAAAAATTTTAAGATTATCTAGACGTGTCTTTTGAACTTCGATTTCATCCATTACAAACATTCTCCTTATTAAAATAAAGATTCATTTAAATTGCTATATGCTAATTTCTTCCATTGTACTTTTATTTCAATTCTTCCATGATTAGAACACAATTTACAAAATTTACTATTAATTAAACGAACAGCCTCATTAGCACACTTGACTTGCTCAGTCTTATAATCATTAAAACAACCACCTAAATTAGAACTCATCTTAGGCGTTCCAAATGCGTATTTATAGAAAAGCCCTCTTTCAATGTTCAAACAATAAAATGATATAGCAAAAATAACATCAAAATAAAGTCTATATTTAACTACATCATATTCCGCTATCATCTTCTTTAGTTTTTCTATTTTATTTCTAAACAAATTTGGTTTAACACAGAGAAAAGCAACAATTCTTCCAGTATTTTCATATTCTTTCTTTGCAAATATTTGAATCTGCTTGAATGATAAACCTAAAAGAGGAACATTAACATTAGACATTGAATCTAAAACTTCTTCCAGTTTATCTAGACCTAGAGTTTTCTGTTTTTTATCTAAAATAACATATAAATTTTCAATATCATCATCTATGATAAAAAATAAATCCTCTCCAAGACCTTCCATATATATTGCATTTTGGGCATAACTAACTCCCATATTATCTTTATCTAAAATTAAATACTCAAATTTCTGCCATTTATTTTTATATGTTTCATATTCTTTAGGCTCAACAACTATGATAGGATTATATTTTTTTAACTGTAGTAAGCAATTAAAAAACTTATTAGTGATTTTATTATCAACTCTGCCTTTAGATGGAATATAAATATTAATCATATTTTATTATAATACTCTATTATTTTATTGTTGTTATTCTCTATTAAACGTAAAGTAATCATTCCATTTTTCACAAGTGTTTTATAATACTCTTCATCATTGAAAATTTTATTAACATAGTAGTCTAACTGCTCTATATCATTTCTTTTTATTGCTATACAATTATATTCATGTTTAAATATAGAACCTTCACAATTTACCCAACGTTCATCTAAAAAAGGTATACATTGATAGTCCCACGCCTCCATTACTGTATACTCCGGTCTTCCACCGGAACCATCACCGAACCAAGTAAAATTAAATAAAATTTTAGCATCACCATAAGCAAAATCTAAATAACTTTCACTCGGATTGTGAATTTTAAATGAATCGGAATTGATTATAGAATCAAACTTAGAGAAAAATACAAATGCTGATGAACTAGCTTTTCTACTACTTCTACGATATTCAATATCAAACTTACATAATTTACTATCAATATATTTCTTAACAAACTCATGCCCTTTAGAAAAAGTCAATCTACTAGTAACAACAATTCTATTTTTATTTTTTATTAACGGAGAAGATGAAAAATAGATTAAATCTAATACTTCACCTTTCAAATTAGGAAACATTTGCATATAATATTTTTTTTCTTCAACACTATGAAACAATCCTCTTGCGCCATTATCTATTAAAATCTTATAAATATCATAGCCATTTTTATTTTTTGCTTTGGAATTTATTTGTTTTACATCATGGAATTCTAAAACTATTTTAGATGCTAATTTTCTTAAAGTTTCAATAAACACATCAGAAACCTTATAACAATTAAAATTTAAATGAATAACATCATAATATTTCAATATATCATAGGCGTTAATGTTTTTTTCAATAATATAATCCGTATAAATATTTTTTGTTTTTCCAAAATATAATAGCTTGCTATCTATTCTGCTATTATCTAGGACTTTACGATAATTTTTTATACAATTTATAACACCATCTGCTTGTCCGTGTTTATATTTATTATGTAAATAACATACCCTCATATTATTCCTTCTTCTTTCCACCTTGATTCATATTCTCTTGGCGAATATTCATAAACAATAAAATCATTCTCTATGAAAGAAGGCTTCAATAGACCATGAAAATACCTATAATGGTTACAATTCTTTCCTAACTGATTCCAAGCTCTAATACACTCAACACTATAGCCTAATCCAGTTTCTTCATAGTTAGTATATAAACAATCTAAAGAATCTTTATAAAATCTAGGCTCATCCATCCAATTGTTAGGTACATTGCCATAGACATCATCATATCTTAAATACTTGTCTTGCCCATTACTATCATAATAACGCTTACGCAAAGCAATTAAAGCCGAAGTCATTTGTCCTCTAGAAAAACTTGATATCTCTTTATTGGGATGAACTTCCGGCAATCCACAATTATGAGTAACAACACCATTTCCTAAAGTAAAAGAATGAACACTCTCAACAAAAAAACAATATGCTTTTTTAGGATATAGAATATCTTTTTTTAAATTGTTGGAATATTTTTTTCCTTCCAACTTATATTTTTTTATATTTTTAATTTTTACATACACTTTATTATCTACTATTTTATAACCACCATTTCCCGGATTATTAGATGGATTTAAAAAGGATAATAAATAAGAAGATTTTCCATTTTCAAAAGAACCAGCGGCATTATACTTTGGTTCTTTTCTCATAGAAGGAAAAGAGCCAGTAGAAATAGCCAAATTAAATAAATCTTTTATCATTTTTTTATTTACTGAAGTTCCTCTCCAAGCTCTTTTATTTTTTAATAAACCAGTCTTATATAAATTTTTTCTATAAGACCCATCCGCTTCTTTCCATCCATCCAATATTCCTTTTCTAAAAGAAAAAGAACAATTATAAATCTTTGAATTTTTTATAGTTTTAGTATAGCAATCATGCCCAAGTATAAAATCCTTTAAAATACCCAAACACGTATTACTAGTACATGTTAAAATATAATAAGTTTTTTTATCATTTATTTTTGTATTGCCACCTAACTTATCAACAAAATTTTTTATAAAATTCACATATTCTATTTCATCATAATCAAAAAAGAAACTAATATCTCCTTTTTCTTCTTTATCATTATAACAGCCATCTCCTAAAAACCAGCCTATAAATCTTCCAGTATTATAATCTCCTCTATCTACATTTGTTTCTAATATAGAATTATTAAATAACAACCAATCTTTTTGGGATAAATTAGAGGCTTCCTTTAATCCATTTAACGTAAAATTTAAATGATTATATGTTTGTACCATAGTAGAACCATTTGCTAATGTTATGTGGTACCATTCGGAATCAAAATCAATTTCCATTGGATTAGCACTAATCCATTCTCCATTCAAGAAAATTTCAATTTTATTAGTTTTAAATTTTAAAATATTTTTAAAAGAAGACAACTTATAAACAAATTTTTTATCCTTCATTATTCTACAAAAAACTTTATCTGCGCCTCTAAAACAACAACAACCGCTCTGATTTAATTCTTTAAAATCGGGGTCGCTAATATTAAATTGTAATCCTAGTTCTTTACATTTAATATAAATCTTTTTAACAAAATATTCTTTTACATCTCTATTACTTCTCAAATATCCACCACGCTCGGAAGGTGAAGTATCTTTATACATCTTAATTATATCAAATCCGGCTAGTTTAGACATATCATCAATATTCTTCAATGCTTTTCCTTCAAATCCACCCAAACATCTATAATCCATAGCAAAAAATTCCATTGATATAGCATTACAACCATTATCTTTAGCTCTTTGGAGTAATATTTCAATATCCACATCACTAATACCTATAATGAAAGGTCTCAAACGTAACACCGTCCAATATCCTCTATCGGACATTGCTTTCATTGCTTTTAATCGCTCGGAAGTAGTGGGGGTATTAGGCTCAACTTTATTTGATGTTTCATCATCATTACATACGATAGAAAACTGAAATGCATAATTGTTATACTTACTAGCATCATCAAAAATCTTCATGTAGTCTTTATCTTCAAGAAATAAACTTAATCCTTTAGTAGAAAATACAGTAGGGTATTGCACCTCATTGATAGTCTTTAATATTTCTAACCCTATACGATTTTTCATTTCAAAATTGCAATATGGTTCGCTTAACCCGCCCCAATGTAAAGGAAATCTCCTATTGAAAAAATATTTAGCATAAGGGTCAGTTTTATTTTCACCTCTAATTAATTTGCTTATTGCTTTAGTATTAACATGCTTAATACTCAAACCATTCTTATAAGCATTGTTCCATTCTTTAAATTGGGTAGAAAAACAGTATTTACATTTAAATGAGCATAAAGAATAAGAATCAAACGTTAAAGGCAACGCACAATCCTTATATTCGGCAGATACTCTTGGGGATTTATAATAACTGCAAGACATTATTATTCTTCCAACATTTTTAATATATCAATCAATAAAGAAGAATCTCCAACTTGCATCTTTTCCATGCTCAACTTAAAATATTTAGCAATTAATTCTATATCTTTTTTATTATCAAAAAAGAATGTGATTCCTTTATGTAAATTATCGGTTCCTTTAGCAACTAGATTTATACGTTCTAGTTTCTCTGGAGTTAAGTAATTTAAAGATTTATAAAGAGCAATTCTATCGGGCATTCCATCTTTTTTAAATTTATCTTTCATTAACATTAATTTGCTATATGAATCGCTTTCAAATAATCCCATAAATCTAAACTCCTAAATATTTCTTCCATTTATCATTATTAGTATCAAATTCTTTTTCTAGAATAGGTCTATATAAATCTTTTTCTCTATCACTCAATTTTAATATCATAAAAGCTTTCTCTATTAACTTGTTTTCTTTTACTTTAGCGTCTATTTCAGATTTATCTTTCTTCTTGAAATAAGGCAATACACCTTTAAAATTAAAAAATAATAAATAGAAATAATGTCTAGGGTCTATATAGAAAGTATAATCAACTATATTGCTAAGTATTCTAAGATTATTCTTATCTTGTGCAAGCCATCTATTGAGACCTATACATATTCCAGTATCAATAAATTCATTTACATCAAGTTTAGTTTTATTATAGATAGATTTTACTATGTCGAAAAACATTTAATTAAAACCTCATTAAATATAATCTAGACAAAGTGTCTAGATTTATGTCCAAATAATATAAAAACGTGGATTGCATAAGAACTATTTTTCTGGAAAGCTAATCCAGCCACGATAAAGATAAATAGGTTTTTTCAAAACTTCCTTATTTATATTATTTATTTTATAAATACAACCAGTTACCGAATCTGGTGTTACCATATCGTTGTAACGGCTCTTTAAACTATCACGGTGTCTTTTACTTCATGTACTACATGAACAATAATGATATGCTTTAATTAACATTTGCTAATCGTAACTAGCAGTTAGTTCATATCACTCGTAGGAATTTAGCATTAACTATTCTAATTAATAGAATAATCTAAGAGGCTCTACTTGCTATTGCCCGGTGTTACCGGAGAAAAGACACTAAAAGCATTATTACTTATTAACTTCTTGAACAATCTCACTAATCTTCATCAACTCTTGATACAAAAATTCTTCCACCATGGTATAATCAAAAGTGTCTACGCCTTTAACAGTTTTCTTGACAGGTTGAGGCAAATCACCAGGATTATCTTTAGTGAATGACATTGGAACAGTAACATCGTTTTGCTTGATATTAAGGACACAAGTATCTTTTTCTTTATCCTTAAATAACTTGATAGAAATAGGCTTCTTGAAATCAACATTAACAATGCGCTTGATAAAATGGTCACGAATGCGCATAGACCAAGGAATCTGCACTAGAAAATCCTTACCTTCATCATTTAATGTAACTTCGATTTGATTAACACTCTTATCGCCTATATTCTTAGTAGTATAATTAATTGACTTTACCATACCTTCTACTTCATCATACTTCTTCTCATAGATTTTCTTTCCGGCATTAGCACCTTTAGTCAATTCCCTAGCAACAGCACCTTCATCATACTCATTACAACGGACTGCAAACTTTGCTTCACTAGAATTAATCGTCACGAACGTCTTCATACTACCCTGATTAGATTTCAACCCCATGTTTCCAAACTCCTTATTTAAATTATTTTACTTATTTCAATTATATTAGCAATAAATACTATTGGTAGATTAATACCTAGATTATAAGACTTCTCTACATCGGCAAGCAATAAAGATATTTTACCGCACTTTTCTATTCCTAGAACTTTATAATTCTCAAATAGATATTTAAAGAACCATCTATTAAAATCTACAATATCAAAATTGTTATTATAGACTTCATTGTAAATTTTCTCTATACGTTTATTCTTAATATCATCTACAAAAGAAGGATAAGAATCGTTCTTAGGCTTATCCCCGACTTGCAAAGACATAATCATAGAACGTATATCTGGATATTTAGCATCACACAATTTAACCAAATCTTCTTTTGTTATATTAGATAAAGATTCTTGTTTAACTATAAATTCTAATCGCTCTATAATTGTTTGCTTAGAAGGATTGCTAAAATCAATTGTTATACATCTGCTTCTAATAGGGTCTATAATTTTAGAAATATCATTACATGTAAAAATAAAGAAAGCATTTTTAGAATACTTTTCAACAACATCTTTTAAGCTTTCTTGCCCCGCTTTGGTGAATCCTGAAGCCTCTTCAATTATAACACATCGTTTTACGGATTCATGATAAGACATGGAAGAAACAAAATTTTCTATTTCATTCCTTACTATATCAATCCCACGTTCTTTAGAACCATTAACATGTAAAACATCGCAATTAAGCATATTTGCGATAACTTTAGATAAGGAAGTCTTTCCCGTTCCAGCCCTAGAAGAACTAAATATATATGAAGGCATAGCTAAAGGGTCTTCCAAATCCTTTAATATTCTATCCTTACCTTCAAACACTAAGTCTTTCAATGTTTGAGGTCTATACTTTTCACATAAAATCAACTTACTTAATTCAGACATTTAAAATTATTCCTTAGTCTTAGGAGCAATTAAATATTCTAAAACATAATCATCATTAACAATGCTTAAATACAAAGGCAAGTCATTCTTTACCCTAAGTTCAACATCGTCTTCATTAATAGTTTCTATTACACGCAAGAAAGCTTCATTCATAATAGATTCAAATTTAACATCTTCTTCAATATCAACATTATAATCAAACACGTTTTCATTTACTTCAAATCTAAAATTAAGTTTCTTATCATTATTTGATGTGATAATAACATCTTTAGCACCAAACGATTTTAAATATGACACTATAGACTTTACCTTTGCACTATCTAACTTAATACTAAAAGAATTTTTAGTCTTAGCCAAAACACCTAAAAACTTATTCTCTTCAATAGAATTCATAATTGTTTCAGGACTTCTAAGAATACATGATGCTTTAAAATTCTTTCCCGCATTAATATTAAGTTTATTAGACTTAACATTGACTTCAACCATTTCATCATCGGACTTAGCAATGACCTTCTTTAATAGTGCTAAAGAATCAATACCGACAACATTAGGCTTAAATTCACCATTCAACCTACCCTTAATAGCAACTACCTTATTAGAACTAACTACGATAGTATTAATGGAATCTTCTTTAATATTAAAGATTGCTTCATTGATTTCATAATCTCCGCTCACCGAAATAAGCTTAACAAAATTTTCTAGTGCAACCTTTTTGATTTCCATAGCTTGAACAATCTCCTTTATTTATTTGATTAATTTCCGATGTATAACTATTACAAGTCAAAAACTTTTTAATGTGGCAATGCTTGACTAAAGATTTTTAAAATATTCTTCACGAACCTTTTTCATAGCCCTTTCATATAAATAACTAGTACCACGCCTAGAAAGACCTACCATTTTGCCTATTTCTTTAAATGAATTATTATGATATATATATCTTTCTAATACTAATTTTTCTTTTTCTTCTAATTTATCAAAGGATATTAAATCTTTAAATTCAATCTTTTTTATTTCATCGTCTTTTTTACTATTGCCACAATAAAAATTAAATCCATCTAAAACAGAATCAGATTCAAAACTACCACTATCCGTATTACATCGTATTGAAGATTCATTTAAAGTTCTAGAATATTCTTTCTTACACTTATAACCAATTTTTCTTACTATTCTATATAGGGAAGTTGAAATATATTTCTTTAATTCTTCTTCATTTAGATTAGGTTTTTTATTTATTATTTCATGCGTGAGCAATCTGCACACTTGAAGTAAATCATCGTAGTCAATAGAGTTTGCTAAAAACAACTTCTTAAACCTATAAAAATAATACTTGCATATAGTAAAAATCTTACTATTGAATCTTTCAAACGTCTTTTCATTCTTCCTTATTGTCTCTTGGAATAATGTTGTTTGCCTTGTTGCTACCATATAGAAACCCCTTCCAATCTTTATTATCATTCTTATACATCATACTAAAAAAATATTCATTTAAGATTTCTAAAGTTCCAGTCTTAAAAACTAAATTAAGACAATACTCAATATCTTCTTTAGTATCACATAACAAAAACATCGACTTTAAATATAATGCAGTTTGATTATCTACCTTCGAGGTGATGTTAAATTGTTCATACGTTTCTCCTTTATCATTATTATCATTTTGATACTTCTTAATCATTTCGGCTATAAGGTGAGTTTTATCTATCATGGTAAGAATATTGTACTATAATCTAAACATATTACAATCAAAATCTTTACTTTTATTATAATGTTTTGTAGTTTAGTATAATTATCGGAACAATCGGAACTTAAAACGGAAAATGTTAAAGGAAGGGAACATCATATCGCGGCTTTAAATAGGTTACTCTCTACCCTAGCAATAACTAATTACTTTAAATAAATTACTTAAATGCTTGACAAAATACTAAAAGTGTGATAGAATCGAATATAGAAGAAAGAATTTAACTTCTTTATTGAACTTAGTAAAGTTCAAATGAAGGTTTTTTGAATACAAAGAAACCTTCTTTAGAACATCTTTAGCAAAACCTTTTAGAAAACAAAAGACAAAGAATAAAAGAAATTGTGTGATTACGGAACGGGGTCTTTTTAAATTCTTCATATAAATCTCCCAAATGTTATTTGCTTAGATTGATAGTTTAAAATGCTTATAACGACAAAAGTGACGGAATAATGATATTAGGTGGGTTCATTTAGCGGGTTAAGTCCAAGATTGAATAGCATTGATAATAGAATCAACATCCCTTAATGTATAGCAATTATAGAATCTAGGCATTCCACCATATAAAGGTATTTCAAAAAGAAAATATCTATCATTCTTCAACCATATTTCTGCACCTGATTCTTCACCTAAATTCAAGTATAAAGATTCACCGTCTTTTATTGCTAAAATAGATTCTTTATTTAATTTTTGTAGCATTCTTCTTCAATCCTTCCATATACTCATTCATTGCTTCTTTATTAGCCTTCTCATCAACTAGCACTTCTTCATTGCATATAGAACATCTTTTCTTTCCAACAAAGAATTCTTTAGGGAAGCCATGAATATCTTGTAAATCGTGGTCTTCGCCATTTTTACATGGTGCTTGAAATGCTTCATGGTAATAAGATATTGAAGTGGTATAACAAAATGTTTTCTCGCAGTGTTCGCACTCTTGTTCATGAATTTCATCTTCTTTGTAGCCATAACCATCATCGTGATTGATTTCTATATCTTTACCGCAATAAGGGCATTCTACTTCATACATTTGAACGCCCTCCTAATATATATAAAGATAATAAATATTTGTCTTTTAAATGCTTTTTATTTTTATATTTATCTATAGTTGATAAGTTATCTCTTATATCTTCAATTTTTACTAGCCTAGCATTTTCATTTTCTTTAACCTTCAATAAATAATCTAGATAGCATTGCCCATCTACCTTAGTTAGAATTTTAACTACATCTACTATTTTTAATGGTATTCCTTTTCTAATTAAGTCTTTAGCTGTTAATTTAGTATCTTCTAAAACATCATGCAATAATGCAACTGACATTAAAAAATCCGTATCATGGCGAGGAAACCAAGGCATTAATCTATTAGCAACACTTTTAGGATGTTCTATGTACTGGGTTTTATTATCCCACCTATATTGTCCACTGTGTGCCTTTGTTGCTATTTTTAATGCTAGTGTAATGATTGAAATATTATCTACACTCATTGTTATTCCTTGTTAATATAACTATCTTTACGGATTGGACGTAGTTAGATAATTATATTTACTTAATTACTTACTTTTTAATATTAGCAATTAATTCTTTGATTTTGTCCATACTTAATCCAGATTCAGTAATAAACTGTTCTAGGTTTGCTCCACTTGAAGCATCAAGTTTCAAACCAAATAGATTTGAAGCATTCTCGGCGGAAAGGATAAGCTTAATATCCGCTTTAGATAATGCGTCTGACATAGCTTTAAATTGGGCAATCTTCACTTCTTTATTGATGTCAAGAATCTTTACATTCAATGCAACATCATTAAATTCTTTCATAGCTTCGGCTAGTTTCAATGTACCTTCGGCTTCGGCAAATTTCTTTGTTCTAATAACATTTGCTTCGGCTTCACCGATAGACATAATCTTATTCTTTTCACCTTCGGCTTCGGTAGTAAATGTTATTTTCTTTGCTTCAGCATCAAGTTGAGCTTGTTGCTTTCTAATTTCACTAGCACCAACTTCAAGCTTTCTTTTTGCTTCAACCATTTGAATGTTTGCAAAACCCGCAGCTTCGGCTTCTTTCTTGATTCGATTTTGAGCAGCAATAGCAAGCATCTCATCTTTTTCAATTTGACGCTTTTTATATTCTTCTTCGTTCTTAGCCTTTACCATTTCGGCTTCTTTAGTAGAATTTGATACGGCTATATCGGCATCTCTACGTACTTCTGCCGCAACCTTTCTTTCAATGTCATGGATAATAGTGCTATCTTTAGCATCCTTAATATCCTTCAATTCAAGGTCAACCAACTCAATACCCCACTTAGGGAATACTACTTCAACTTCTTTTGTTATTGCTTGGTCTAACAATGAACGATTCATATAGATGTCAAGAATAGATTGCTTAGTAGTTACCGTTCGACCAATACTTTCCATAATAGCTCTAAGGTCTTCGGAAAGCATTTGAAAATCAAACCCTAGATGTTCTTTAGCTCCAGTGTCAGTCAAAGTCAAACGTTCTACGGCTAAATCTAAATCACTAATATTAATAAAGCACATAATATCAGTAACGAACTTAGCCATATTCTTATCATTAAGTTTGATGTCATTTACTGGAATAGCAAGATTGCACAATGGAAGTCTATGTAGTTTTGTTATGAAAGGTATTGCCCAATAAGAAGATTTTCTATTACGAACACAAAAAACTTCTTTCTTGTTATTCATAATCCTTATGTGTGCTTCATTTGCAGGAACAACCCGATACAACCCTATAGCACCACCAACAATGTGCCGAATGAAATACATCACAATGAAAGCTACTACAACAAGTGAAACTATAATTGGCGTAGACATTACCATAATCTAAAACTCCTTTAATTTTATTTAATTTAAAATGTTTAGTTCTACCCAGATACAATCTAATTTACATTTTTATTTATCTCCTTTTTCTTTTAGTAGTATCTTTAATAACCGCTATAGGTGTCAACTTAACTATTATATCAACTAAATCTTGTTGTGCAAGCATTACTTCATCAATCGGTTTATAAGCCCCCGGAGCTTCATCCAAATCATCTTTAGTCCTTATTCCATGTACAATACCTTGGGAATCCATTTTAGCAATTTCTTCTTCAAGATTTAATGTTGCTTCAGCTTTAGTTCTAGACATTATTCTACCCGCCCCATGTGAACAGCTCTCGAAGGAATCCTTATTTCCTTTACCTTTAACAATATAAGAATTAGTTCCTTGTGAACCTGGAATAATCCCTATAGTTCCTTCCCTAGCTAGTGTAGCACCTTTTCTATGTACCCAAACGTTATGACCAAAATGATGTTCTAAAGAGGCATAGTTGTGATTTATATAGTGTTCTTCTATAAACTCACTAGGTATATTTTTCAATATACTTTCTTTTGTTTTTTCTTTCATTATTTGATGATTATATTTAGCAAATGTGCAAGCAAATTGCATAAATTCAATATATTCTTTGCCTTCTTTAGAATCAATAGGTAAAAATGCTAATTGCCGTTCTTTAGGAACCGATGAACACCATCTAGTATTTAATTCAATTGCTTTTTTATTATAATATTCTGCAATACAGTGACCAAGTTTTCTACTTCCACTGTGAATCATAAACCAAATGTTATCATTTTCATCTTTCTGCAATTCCCAAAAATGATTTCCAGAGCCACAGCTGCCACATAGAGGTATTTGTTCTTTTACTATTTTTCGTACTTCTCTTGGCATTTTTTTATAAGTATTTTTAAATTCATCTGACATTACCCAGCTTTCATAATTCATAATGAACATCCCTCCCAATTAATTAAATTGTTTATACTTTGTATTATTTTAGTTTTGTTATTTTTATATTCATCTTGCCAAATAATTATAACTGAATATCCTTGATTTTCTAGCATCTTAATTCTTGCTTTGTCAGATTCCCAAATCTCTTTAGCTTTTATATTATGATGAACAATATCATTTTCTTTATATATTTTAGGATTAGCATGCCAATAATTTCCGTAAAATTCTATTATTATTCCATCCTTTTCAATTAAAATATCTGGAAAAACCCACTTTGTTTTTATTTTAATACAAGCATTTTCTTCAATCCAATCTATGACTTCTTTTAAATTTTTATATAACGCATGCTGCATTTTACTTTTACTTGAATGAAAATTATTATTTTTTACTATAGCACCCTTCTTCCAAGAATTTTTCATTTTATTAGAACGTATTTCTTTTTGAATTGGGTTATCAATATACCATTGTTTTATTCTTTCACGTTGTTCTTTTTTAAAAGATTCCTTCCGTGGTTTGCTAACACCTTTAATAACTTTATCTCTGTATTCTTTATTTTGCCATAGTTTTTTACTATTAATAGAGGTAACTTTAATAATTTTTTCTATAGTTTCTTTAGAATGTTTTTTACCATAGAAAGGATTATTTACACCATTTCTATTTATATGTTTATTACAATAACCACTCTTGTTATAATCAGATATTGGGCTTTCGCAAATTTCACATTTTCTATTTAGTTTTCTTTTTCTACTCATTTAAATTTCCAAGTCTAGTTTATTTAAATATTCCACTAGTTTTTTATTTGCTAAAGGATATTTCCCTTCTCCAAATGGAATATTTTTTCTTACTTCACCCATGATATTTTTTCTTGTTTCTTTATTTAACGCTAAAATATTTAAATTAGTTTTGACAGCTGTTACGGAGCAGCCCACGTCCACGCCCACAGCATTCGGCACTACAACATCCTTACATGCTAAAACTCCACCAATAGGCATTCCCCAGCCCTGGTGGCAATCAGGCATTATAGCAATATGATGGAAAGCAAATGGTAATCTAGAAAGATTTTCTATTTGTTTAATCGCTCCATCTTCAATATTCTCACACCATGATTTGTAATGTATGCCGTTAGAAACTTCTTTAGTAAACATAATTATCTTACATCCTTTTGTTTAGATAATATTTCTCCATAGCACCCATTACATATTTTTATTTCATTATTATTAACATCCATTTTAATTGCAACATTTTTAGATGTTTTTATTTTATTACAGTGTCCACATAAAAAAGTTTCAACTTTAGGTAATTTAAACATTTTCATTTACGCCTCCGATTACGATGTCTTTGTAATCATTATAATATAGACAAATACCAATTAAAACTCCAAGCCAACTAATTAAAATAAAGAAAAAAATCATCACGATATTGTCTACCGTTATTATTTTTTCTTTCCTCATTAAAAATATCATCCTTACAAGCTGTACAACGCACCCAACGAGATACCAGAATAGTATTGGGTTCATTTTTTGCTCCTTAATTCCATAAAGCGTGTATCATCATATTCTTTTAATCCACGCCGTTTTGCTTCAATTAGTTTTGTCATGTTATGAACGTATAAATCACGACTTCGTTCTAACTCTTGTGTATCTTCATCTAGTTGTTTATATTTTCTGTCCAGAGAAAGCTTATGGTTCTTTAATGCTTGCTCGTACCATTCTATTGATTTCTTCATAACCAAACCCCCCTCATCCCTAAAAACTCCACCGTCTTTTTAAGGTCGGCGATGGCGAGTTTTCTTGAGTAGAACTGTGTTCCGCAATTAATTGTAAAGAACCTCTTTGGCAAAAGAAACCATATGTAATTCTTTTGAACTTTGCAATTTTCTACAATCCCAAACTCCAACAAATTCCCATTGTCTGTTTTAAATTTAAGCGTCATTTCTCACTTCCTTTTTTATGAAGGCGATTAGCTTTTCGATAATGTTAATAGCCGCAATTTCGGTCGAACTTAGCGGTTGACGGAATATGCTTACTGTAAATTCCGCCTCCTCGATTAGCAAATCCCGCGCGGTCTTTTGTTGAGGTTCTGATATTTCAACAATAGCCGAAAGTGAAACTTGTTCAAACCCCCTTTTAGGTCCAAAATTTACGATTGCCCGCGTAACATCACCTGCATTGCAGAATCCGACTAACGTCCCGGTGGCCCCGTCCTTGGCAAAACGACATAAGCTAGGGTCACCGATTATCTTAACCTTCAACTGATTCATAAGGTCACACTTTTTCATTTGAGGTCTCCAATTTTGGAAACACAAACAATGGTTTGTCTATACATCCGTAACCCCCTTTACCAAGACAGTAGTATCCACAGACTGGGCAAATAATATCGGTATAGTTTTCATTTTTCAACATAGAAGAAAATTCTTTAGATACGTTACTTGTCGATTCACTCATCCTACCCCACCACCTTTATTTTGCGCCCGCAGGAATCACATTTTCCATTCTCTGGTAATATCGCTGATGCGTAAAGTCCATGATTTGTTGAATACATTGTCCCAAATGGAGCAGTTCGCTTCCACTCACAAACCCCATCTTCCTTCTTCCCGCCGATAAACGCCTTACCAAGAATTGAATTGTTCTCAGTTGCATATTCACCGCCATTTATAAGGTCGTGGATGGCTTGTAATTTTAATTCCAATATTTGCGTTTTATCTTTTTGGATTCCAAGCGAGTTTCTTAGGTTAAATATTTCTTTTTTCAATTCGTATTCTTTATCCGAACTCGGTATCGCCTTTTCAGGGGCATTGAAGGCGGAGACGATAGAATTAGCCAACTCTTGAATTGTATCTCCCCCGTCGCATACTCCATTTCCTAGATTATCTTCTTTGCAATAACAAGGTGCTTTATTTTTAATAACTTCGTAAACCTTCTCGACATCTAGTTTTCTCGCCTCACGGTCGGCGAGGATGGCGGCGTGGATTTCATCCTTTAGAGTATTAGCCAATTTTCGTAGACTTATTATTTGCTCTGATTGAAGATTGATATATTCAATCAAATCGATTACAATCTCAACTTTATCTCGATGTATTTTATTTTCAGTAATAGTCATTCCGTCACGAGCGATTAAATCATCAAGCTCTTTCTCATCCATCATTCCGCTCCTTTTTCTATCCGTTGTTTAAGGTGTATATTTCTACCCGATAATTCGTTGTCTACATCATCTATCGTGATTTCTGGAAAGTCTTTAATCCACTTTTTAAAAGCCTCATTTTCTTTTTCTGGCTTATCCAATAATGCACGCCATATTGCTTCATATAAATCCATTTTACCTCCAATAAAGCGCGTCTGCTTTGTATGTAAAAACATCAAACGCCATTTTTAGCCTTTCTTTAATGCTTTCATATTGTAATGGCCGTATTGGTGTCCATTTTGATGACCCATCCTTTTTTGAATCGAATTCCATGCAAATTAAACAGACCTGTATTGGAGTAAATGAGCCTATTGGTAATCCCTTTTCAACTTTTGTTTTAAGTGTCTTTTTTGGGTCTGTCATTTTTGTTCCTTGGTTAAAAACTCATCATACGATACTGGCTCGTTCTTTTTAACTAATTCCGCATCGTAACTTACCGAAACATTGCGGTGTATTCGTAATGTAGCACCACATCGACCACACTCGTAATCGTCACTATCGTCTTCACTTTCCCAACTGTCACCGTCTTCGTATCCACACACGGGGCAAGTGATACAATCTTCAAAGTCTGTTTTTGTTTCATCCGATAATTCTACTTCATAGACATTAACAAAAACAACTTCACCAAACCGGTGTATCGAGCGTGGTGAATAATTTTTACCGCCTATTGATATGTTTTCAAATATGAATATTTCTTTATCGACAGTCGCAATCCTTTCACATTCAGAATAATCATCAATTGATTTAAATTTAAACGGAGTTCCTGACGGAACATTGATAAGAATATATTTCATGGTCACATTACCTCCACTTCAAATCTGTTTCTCGTCACGTCTGCGAGCTTCTGCCCATCGGCTAGGATGAACCAGAAGTACTTTCCCTCATAACTTCCTTTTGTGTTAATGGCGCATAAATAAAACTCAGGCATAGAAGAAGCTGAATCTTCTTCAATTGAATACCCCCACCCAAACCCCTTCTCATCCTTGCGCCTGATAATCTGCTCCACAATCTCGTCAATAGTAGCTTGTCGCATCACAGGTGCTTTTGGTTCTTCGATGAGTTCGTAGTTTCGATAATGTATCGCTTGCCCTAAGTTGTTAATAATATTACACGAACCATTTTCATGAGTAAAAATTATCATTCCCATTCTTGGTTCACGTGGCTTTTTATACTCATCCCAAACATACCCCTTCCGTGCCTTGCTCATGTCGATTGCGTTGACTTGTTCCACTGTTACTCTCCTTTGATTGTTCTAACAAGTTTTTCAGTTCTAACCGCACTCTCACACATCGTCTGCCATACCCTGGACTATTTCCTTTACATTGCCGTCCATAAAACTTCCTTTTTTAACAATTCTAAACAATCTTCTTTAGTAGAATTGATATTTAGTATACCACTATTATAAGCTTCTTCAAGTCTTTTTTTCATTATTCCTACATCCTTTCCTTGAGTTAAATTAAATGCTAACATTATATCATTGCCATCTAAAGGATATTTAACAACTATTAATTCCTTTAATTCTTTACAACGTTTAGCTAACTCATCAATCCTAGCAACACCAGATAGAACTCTATCGGGATTATGTGATGTTATGTCGGCTTTTGATAGTTCTAAAACATCTTCTCTATATTCTCCAACGTCTTGCACAAACCTTCTTACCGCAGAATCTTTCCATTGTGTGTTATAGTGATTAGGGCGCATGTGATTACTAACTAAGAAGCAGACCTTCTTTATAGTGTCATTAGAATATTTTAATCTTTTTAATATTCCTTCTGCTATAATTCCACCTAACCAATCATGATTATAAAAATGGATTTCATCTTTGGTCAAGATAAATACATTTGAGCTTTCTATTTTTGTTATAGACCTAGTGTAAGGTTTGGCAATATCATGTAGAACTCCGGCTAGCAATAATTCTAAATTATTACAACCCCTTAAATTATTAACTACGTCTAATACATGCCCCCAAACATCTTTATGATGCCATTTTAAACCTTGGTCAAGATTGATACATGGGACTAGTTCATGTAAGAAGTAATTAAGTAATCTTGTTTTTGCTAGTAAGTCTAATCCTAATCTAGGATTATTAGATAGAAGAATCTTATTAAATTCATCTTGAATCCTTTCTACAGATAGATTTAATATCAAGTGTACATTCTTCTCTATACCTAAATAAGTCTCTGGCATTATATTAAAGTTTAGTTTAGATGCAAATCTAATCGCCCTTAACATTCTTAGAGGGTCGTCACTAAAAGCAATATCCGCACTCAAAGGGCATCTAATCTTCTCAAATATTATGTCTTGCGAACCTTTATAAGGGTCTATTCTAGTCCATTGCCTATCTAAGGCTATAGCATTGATAGTAAAGTCCCTTCTAGCTAAGTCTTCTTCTATAGATAAGCCAAATTCAACAGAAGGAAATCTATTATGATGATTATACTTTTCATTCTTCCTAAATGTAGTTACTTCAATATACATATCATCAAGAGCAAATCCTATCGTGCCAAACTTAATTCCTATAGGATAGTATTTTAAATTGTTTTTCTTTAGAATCTCTATAGTTTCTTCTGGCTTGCAATCAATAGCAAAATCTAAATCGTCTATTTCGATGTTAGTATTTTTATATTGGTTGATTAAAAAGTTTCTTACTGAACCGCCAACAAGATAGATATTGTTGTCTTTGAAAATATTGAAAACTTTGTCTACTATTACTTTATGTTTAGTCATAATTAAACCTTAATCCTCTCGTTTGAATAATGTTTTCTAAATTTCAATGTCACCACAAACTTATCAAAGGTAACTACTAATATTACATCATAAATCTCATTGAAATAAACCCTATAAACAATTCTTCTTTCTTCATAATTGATTTTTATTATATTACTTTTCTTAAACTTTATGTTTTTTAATATTTGAATATTATCATTTAGATTATCAAGCCCAAGATAATAAATAAGATTATCTTTAGCATGGTCAGTTAGAATCAATGCCATAGTGTTTAATGTACTATTGTAATATTCTAAGGACTTCATTTTTAATATACTCCTTTTATCTTTTTAATATTTTTTCACTTCCACAATCTGCACAGAAGAAATTTTCTTTACTTGTTTCTAGTGTTTCTTCAATTGCTTGTTTTAATTTATAATTAATGCCACTTTTCCAATATTCTTCTAACATTTCAATTTGCATTCGTTCTATTTCTTTAATGTTTGCTGAATATTGTAATTGAGACTTTTCATATAAACAATCAATCTCTTTACCTAATTCTTCTGTAAATTTAGTTATATATTCTAAAGTATATAACCCTTTCTTAATATCCTTTAAAAATTCAGCTTCCTTTAAAGGAAATCTTAATTCATTATACAAGAATATATCCCTAGCTTCAATCATCAATCTAGCCCAATGTGAACCTGCTTTCGTGTTCCAGCCGTGTAAGTGTATTAACTCTCTACGTCCCGTATCATTCTCCGCTTTAGTTTCAAGTTTATGTTTTTGTGAATAGGCATACCCTCTAAATGTATGAAAAGCTTTCTTAGATAAAAACAAATGCCTATTGTCTATTAATCTTTGCCCATAGGAATCAACTTTAATCCTATCTGAATCATTAAAGTAAAGCATTTCAATAATGTTGGGATTATTTTCAATACAAAGTTTAATATACTTTAATAATGAATACCTAGTACAATCTACATCATCTTTATTATTGCGTCTTAACTCGGAAGATTTTTTAGTTCCGGTTTCAACTTGGTCAATTCTACTTAGACCTAAGACATATTGTTTAGGTTGAATAAACACTCCCATGTAATCGGTGTCAGAGTTTTCATTATTAGTACCGTATACTTG